TTCACCTAATTGTGACACACTTACCCTAATGTTGTGATTCCTAAACCCTTGTTGTATATTGTTCTTTATGGGAGAACTAATAGATTACGACTTACCTGAAGAAGAGTCCAATCATTCAGATGGTTTCAAAGTCACAGATGATTTCAAAGCAGATTGGGCATTACGCAAATATCGTGCTTACGAAGAGCGCATAAAACTCAACGAGCAGTTGGCTGAGAAAGAACGCAACCGTATCCAAGAGTGGCTAGATAAATCTAATAAACAGATTGCCCTCAAACAAGAGTTCTTTGAACAACACCTAATTGCTTATGCGATTGAGGAAAGAAAAAAGGATAGGAAAACTATTTCTTTACCTAACGGTGTGATTTCTACACGCCAAGGAAACGATGCCCCAGTCATAGAAGACAAAGAAAGCCTTTTGAGTTGGGCTAAATCAAATTCTAAAACCGAAATCATCAAGACCAAGGAAGATGTTGATTTGGTTGAGTTCAAAAAGCATGTAGTAGTAGATGGTGAAAAAGTTATTTGGGCAGACACAGGTGAAATTGTGCAAGGAGTGTCAGTCCGTGATGGCAAACTATCCTTAAAGATAACAACCGAGTAAGGGAGAAAAAAATGGCAAGTTTTCAAGATGGATTGAAAGATTATGTTGATGTGGCAGAACGCATATCAATTTTTAGGGACAAATATCCAACAGGATGTTTACAACCAGCAAACCTTGACCAACCAATATTAACTTATTTGTTGGATGGAAAGAATTATATTATGTACACAGCGTGCGCTTACCGAACACCTGATGACCCAAGACCGGGTGTTGGTGTTGCTTGGGAATTAGTTCCGGGGGCTACAAGTTTCACTCGTGGTTCTGAAGTTATGAATGCTGAGACAGCAGCGTGGGGAAGAGCCATTGTTGCAGTTTTGGCAGCAGATACTAAGCGTGGTGTTGCATCTGCACAGGAAGTTAATAATCGTCAAGAGTTCGATGAAGCATTGCAAACATTGACAAGACGAATTGAATTAGCATCGTCTCAAAAAACTTTAGATGATATTAGTGTTGATATTAAGAAAAGCATCAGCAGCAATCAATTAAGTCCAGTTGCCGTGAAACTCTTACAGGTTTTGTGGAAGAACAGACAGAAAGCAATTGTGACACCTATTCCACCTTCAGCAGATGAAGTTTTACCAACTTTTGATGATGCGATAAGTAAGGAAGAGGTTGTTTCTAAAGTTGATGAAATAAAGGAACAACTTAGGATGTAGTTTGAACAACTTTATGAAAGTTGAGTTGCTTCTTGACACCTCCAAAATTTTAGATGTTGATTTGCGTTCCAGAATGTCCCAATACGAACACGAGTTTTTCAACAATTCTAAAATAAACAAACTTGAGTTCTTTAGACATGTTGTCAACGACAATTTGACCAATCAAGAAATCGCTTTTCTTAACAGCAGGTGCGACCTTGAGTTCCTCAAAGATTATCGAACACCCATCGAATATGGGGTCGAAATAGCATTCGGTTGGATTATGGAAGATATCATTTTTTGGGCTATTCAAGACCAAGGAATCGCTATCAGAAGAGACGGAAACGACCAACACAGAGAATACTTAGAAGTTGCCAATATCAGTTCAACAGCCGATTACATCATCGATTTTCCGTGGGGTCAAAAACATTTAGAACTTGTTGTCAGTTGGACAGACTACTGGAATAAAACAGACAAACTAGATTTGCGTGCAACCAAATACAATTCAATGATAGAAAAAGAAACAATCTGTTTCGGAGTCGAAGCACCAACCAACAAAGCATTCTGCATTGATATAAAACATGAAACCGAATTCGAACAAACACAAAACCCATCATGGGGAAACAAAACCTGTTACACACTACCCAACCTACACAAACACCTAAAACCAATCAAAGAAACAATAAAACAAATAAACCTAATCTAAACTTTCGTTCAGGAGGGCTTGAAAGGACAGAGGTTGGCATTACTCATACCACCTCTAAAGTCTCGCCCAGTATGGGATGATGAGGACTTTCAGTTGGGGTCTTTCGACCAAACCTCGCCAAATGATTAAATCAGTTTGGTAATCCAGTATTAGGAAGTTCGTTTTAATACCACCAATAAAATCTCACAGTTTATCGTTTATTTGTCTGTTACGCTTGCTTTAACTTGCAAGGAAATATAACTGCATCTAACGCAGGTTTACTTGAGTGTTAATCAAGCCAGAGTTTTATTGTTAAGCCTCTGTCACTTCGAGTTCAAAAAGTATCACACAATATGTAGGGGGTCAACAGTAACCCTCGTTTCAATGCAAGACTTGTTTGCAGTTATGGTTTAGAGTAAATTTCCTCACAAAAGTTTATTATTCGGGAGTTCAAATTGTTGTGGCGTGAAATATTTGGTGTACTACATATTGTGGTCGATGATGTAGCGATATGCCGAGTTCCACTATATGAAAACAATGTTTCACATAATGAAACAAAGTTTATTTATTGTCTGAGTTGCATGGAAAAATATTTAGATGCTGGATTACAATTCAAAGCACTATGGGAAAACAAACAGGCGCAAATAACGCAGTCCGATTACGCATCTTTGAACGAGCCTTCTTCGAATGCGAAAATTGTGGAACAAACAACTTCGATTTCGGAGTCTCAGTCCACCATCGTAAACCTCGGGGAATGGGTGGAACAAAGAAAACAGAAATCAACGACCCAAGCAACCTGCTCTTGCTTTGTGGCTCAGGAACAACAGGATGCCACGGATGGATTGAATCACACAGAACAGAATCCTACGAAAAAGGTTTATTAGTTAAACAGAACGACAACCCAGAAGATGTCCCAGTGGTTGATAAGTATGAGAATGTTTGGAAGTTCAATAATGACTTCACCAAAGAACGACATGCCTTTCCTAAACCTTAGTACATAACATAACCCCAGTTGGTGTAGGATATTTTAATGTACTCGCTTGAATACCCAAAGCGACCTTGGACAACCAATTTTGAGCGTTCCAAGAATCGTTGGGTGAGAGCCGAGTTGACAAAAGAATGGCGCACAGCGTTTTGTTTGTTAGCAAAGCAAGCAAAGATTCCCCGACTGCAAACCATTGAAGTTGATGTAAAAGTTTTTCAAAAGGGAGGTCGTCTTCAAGATGTTGCATCTTGTAACCCAGCCGTCAAAGCAGCAATAGACGGTTTGGTTGATGCAGGAGTACTTGTAGATGATTCACCAGAGTTTTTGAAGAGCATCAAATTTTTTGCACCACAGCGAGGAAAAGATTCTTTGCTTATTGAGTTCAGGGAGGTAGTACATGATTGACAATTTTTGGATGCTTCTAGCACAAGTGATGGTTGCAAGTTTTGTTTTAATGTTTGCAATAAGTTTTCTCTTGATGCCTCTTTTTGTTTTGTTAAACAATTACAAAGAGAAGCGTGAAAAGGCAGAGTTAACAACAATTATTTTGATGCGAAACTTGTTACAACCACAAAATGATTCTGAGTTCACAATTGAAGATTTCTTAAAGGCTACTAAGAATAAATGACAACTACAATATCAAGATGGGAGATGAATGCAATGGAAAGAGAAAACAAAGACCTAGAAGAAGTTCAAATGATGACAGTGATGATTAAAGAACATCAAAAACAAATCAAAGAACTTGGCAGAAGAAGAAAACTAACGATTCTTCGTTTGCGTAAAAACAATGTGACTTATCGTGAGATAGCCGAAACCATGGGGGTCACTGAACAGAATGTTTACAAAATTTTAAGAGGTAACACAGTTAGAGAACCACAGTACGATTCAGATGGCAATATTGTCAGACGAGTTGGCAGACGACCAAAGGTGAAAAAAATACAATGAAACACTTACATCAAATAATTATGGGCGAAGTTTATGTTCCACCAAAAAGCACAGAAGTTGCTGAGAAGTGGATGAGTTCGTTGGTTGAAAAAATTGGTATGAAGAAACTAATTGAACCTAAAGCAGTTTATGTGGAAAAAGATGGAAACAAGGGAATGACCTGTTGTGTCCTAATTGAAACCTCACATATTGCTTGGCATGTTTGGGATGAAGAACATCCGGGCATGTTGCAATTCGACCTTTACACATGTGGTGAGTTGGATTCAGATTTGGTTTATCGTGAAGTTGCAAACTTTTTTGGTTTAGGCTCATACACAATGCGTGTATTTGACAGAGCAAATGGCGACTTAGACAGAATCAAGTAATGAAGAAACCGAGTTCAAAAGGTAGCGACACTAACCGACCTAATGGTAAGGCTTTCAAAAGTAAACCAAGGAAGCAACGCAAAACTGGTAGAACCATTGATGGGTACAAACCAGAGAAGTTGAAGATTCGTGAGTTGAAAAGAATGCAACCTCATGTTCCAAATCAAACAACGATTGATGCCATGAATGATGCTGTTGATGGTAAAACTTTCAAAACATTGGATTAAATGGAAGCGAACATTAAAGTTGGGCAAGCAGTCCAAGTACGACTAAATGACCTAACCCCTTATCCTCAAAACCCGAGGCGTGGTGACATTCAAGCAATAGCCGAATCTTTATCATTCCATGGTCAGTTCAAACCCATTGTGGTAAACAAAAAAAACAATGTGATTCTTGCAGGCAACCACACATTCAAGGCAGCGAAGAAACTTGGTTGGAAACAAATATCAGCAGTGTATGTTGATGTTGACCCAGTTGAGGCAAGACGAATCATGTTGGCTGATAACCGAATCAATGACCTTGCCAGTTACAACGAGGGCTTACTTGAAACCATTCTTAAAACCTTTGATGACCTTAACGGAACAGGATTCAACGAAGGTGACATTAAAGCGTTGGAGAGAATCATTAACGATGGGGAAGAACCAAAATCAGATAAACAAGCATCCGATAAACTTCAAGATGACCCAGAAGTGAAAATCTCTGCATGGCATTTCACAATCGCACCAATTGCGTATTCTGCTTGGAAGGACCACTTAGCCAATGAAGCAGAACAATCTAAACCTAAAGCCATCAACCTAATCAGACAACGCCTTGGAATCCCTAAACCTCAAATAGTTAAAAAAGAAAACCCATCAAATCCGTCAACCTTAGATAACTTTGTTAAATGCGAAACAGTTCAAATCGCAAACCTCAAACCGTATCCAGTGAACCCTAGAGAGGGTGATATTGGTGCAATCATTGAGTCCTTACAAATCAATGGTCAATATCGCCCCATAGTGGCAAATAAACGCACCGGACACATCCTGACAGGCAACCACACCTTCGAAGGCGCAAAAGCCCTAGGATGGTTCGAAATAGCCGTCTCGTGGGTAGATGTAGATGAAGACCAAGAACTCAAAATCGTGTTAGTGGACAACAGAACCTCAGACCTTGCCACCTACGACACAAACGAGTTGAAAAACCATTTAATCAATTCAGCAGGACAATTCAAAGGAACAGGATTCCAACCCGAAGATGCCTCCGAAATACTTTCAGGTGGTCAATCAAAACCCGGCAATCAACCCATCGGTAGAACAACATGCAAAGTTGGGGAATACAAATTCCGTGCATCAACCGAAGAGTTGAACAATTGGGCAAACAAAATCGAAAACTGGCAAAATGTTGCAGAACTTTTATTTATGCCTTTGGAAGCGTGCAACGAATATCAACAAGGGTATAATTAAATATTATGAGCAACGCTGGAAGACCATCAAAAATCAGTAAAGAAATTTGTGATGCAATCGTTGAGAACCTAAGACTTGGAAACTACATTGAGCATGCCTCGGCAGCGTGTGGGATAAACAAATCAACCTTGTACTTGTGGCTTGAAAGAGGTCGCAAGGAGCAAGAGAAAATTGATGCAGGACTTGAACCAAACCCTGATGAACAAATATTCATGGAATTTTCCAACGCAGTAGAAAAAGCGAAAGCCGAAGCCGTATCACGAAATGTTGCCATCATCCAAAAGTCTGCACACCACGGAACATGGCAGGCAGCAGCGTGGTGGTTGGAAAGAACACAACAACAAGTTTTTGGTCGTAAACAACAACTTGAACACACAGGTGCAGAAGGCGCACCAATCAAACTTGAAGTCTCAACACAGGAGATTGAAGAAAAGGTATCTAAGATACTTAACGCACGAAAAGGTGAATAGTCGTGCAAACACGCATTGTTGATGAGATTCTCAGACTAGAAC